ATGCGAACTCCTTGCGATTAAGGAGAAGGCTGTCGCCCTAATTACTGAGGGGAAGACCCTCATGAGTTACAGTGACAGCGGTTCGAGCGCCAGCCGCCAGATGGTCTTGCCCGCCAAAGAAATGTTGAGCGAGGCCCTACTGGCCCTATCGAGGCTAGACCCTGCCACCTACGGATATCGTCGTACGATCATCTCGACCGACTGGCAGAACCGTCAGGACTAATTTCCATGGCCATCCGCAAGAAGATTAAGACCGTCAGCCTGCGTCCCAAGCCGGTGACGCCTGCCCCGACCGCCCCGCAGCCTCAGGCCTCCTACGGCGATTGGCAGAGCATCGGCGTGACGCGTGCCCGCCGTGCGGCCTACGGCGCCGAACCGCGTGACCTCCGCCGTGACCTGACGCCCTACGACCGCCTGACGATGGTGCGCAAGTGCCGCTGGGCCGAGCGTAACTCCGGGCTCTTCAAGCAAATCCTTGCGGACATCTGCCTCTACACCGTGGGCGACGGCATCAAGCCCCAGAGCCACGCGTCGACCCCTGAGATGCAGGAACGCTACGAGGCTTACTTCGCCGAGAAGGCCAAGCGCATCGACATCACGAACCGCTTCTCGTTCTATCAGGCTCAGTCCATCCTCCTCCGCGGCATGATCCGTGACGGTGACTCGTTCGCCGCCAAGGTGCGTAACGGCGCCGGGGAAGCGAAACTCCAGCTGATGGAAGCCCACCGCGTCGGCGACCCTCTCGAAGGCAAGGTGCCCGAGGGAATGCACGACGGCATCCAGTTCGGTCCGTATGGCGAATACATCGCCGTGAACATCTACCGCTCCGACGGCTCGTCCCGCCAGATCCTCGCCCAGTCAATGATGATGGTGGTCGACCAGGAGTATGCCTCCGGCGCCCGTGGCGTGCCCCTGCTCCAGCACAGCATCAACAGCATCCAGGACGAGATGGAAATCCTCGCCCTTGAGAAGCAGGCCGTGAAGGACAACGGCGACGTGACCCGCATCATCAAGAAGGCGGGCGGCATCATCGACGGCGACATGGCCAACGAACTCGGCGCGACGGGTGCCGGTTCCTACTCGAACCTCGCCAACACGATGGGCGGCAAACTCATCGCCCTTGAGCCCGGGGAGGACATGACGTCCTTCCAGAGCAACCGCCCGAACGCCACCTTCACCGGCTTCCTCGCGGCGCTGGAACGCGACATCTCCCAGGGTGTCCTGCCTTACGAGTTTGTCGGCGACTCCTCCAAGCTGGGCGGCGCCACCGTCCGCCTCATCACGGCCAAGGCTGGCCGCGTCTTCTCGAAGTACCAGACCATCATGATCGAGAACTTCTGCGTTCCGACTTGGGGTTACATCATCGGCCAAGGCATCGCCGCCGGCGAACTGCCTGACGACCCGGATTGGAACCGCGTCTCCTGGACGACCCCGAAGTCCGTCACCGTGGATGCTGGCCGCGAAGCCGCGAATGACCGGGCTGACGTCGAGATGGGCCTGCTGTCCATGTCCGAACTCTACGCCCAGCGCGGCCTAGACTTCCGAACCGAGATGGCCAAGCGCGCCGCCGACATGGTGCACATCAAGGACTTGGCCGAAGAGTACGGCATCCCGTTTGAACTGCTGTTCCGCCCGTCCAACACCCCGGTCGGCACGATCAGCGGAGACGTCGAGGAAGGCCCGGAGTCTCCTGAGATGGAAGACGAACCCGCTGACCAGGAAGAGCCTGAGTCCGAAGACGAACCCAACTCCTAATTTTATTATGCGTTTCCTTACCAACGGACTGTCGGGCCGCGAGCCCCTCCTCATCGACCCGACCAAGGCCAAGGACCACGCCGTCCTCGCCGAGAAGTTCGGCTTCACTGATATGCTCGCGCAGCTCTTCGGCGTGGCTCCCAAGCCCTACGTCGTGGACGGCATCGGCATCATCCCGGTCGTCGGCGTGATCGGCAAGGGCCTGTCCCCGCTCGAGAAGATGATGGGCGCCGTGGACGTTAACGAAATCTCGGAGGCTCTGGACGCGTTCGCCGCCAGCCCCGATGTCGAGAAGGTCGCCCTGCAAATCTCCTCCCCTGGTGGCACGGTCACCGGCGTCGAGGAACTCGCCAACAAGGTCCGCTCCTTCGGCAAGCCTACCCTCGCTTACACTGACTCCGAGATGGCCTCCGCCGCCTATTGGATTGGCTCCGCTGCCGACCGGGTTGTCGCCAGCCCCTCCAGCACCGTAGGCTCCATCGGCGTCTACATGGCCATCCCTGACTACTCCGAAGCCGCTAAGATGGCCGGTATCAAGATGGTCGTCATCAAGTCCGGCAAGTTCAAGGGCGCTGGCATCGAAGGCACGAGCCTCGACGAAGGCCAGTTGGGCAACCTCCAAGAGGGCGTCGACACGATCCACGCCGAGTTCAAGGAAGCCGTGAACATGAAGCGCAAGATGGTGAAGGCCGAGGCCATGGAAGGCCAGACCTTCTCTGGCAAGCAGGCCGCCGCCCAGGGCTTGGTGACGGGCTTGGCCGACTCTTTCAACGACGCCCTGCGCTCGTTCTAATTCCAATCCCCGCAAACTCAAGATGACCATCGAAGAGCAACTCCTCGCCGCCACCGCCGCTGTCTCTGGCCTCACCGCCGAACGCGACGACCTCCGCACGACTGTGGAAAAGATGACGGTCGGCGTCTCTGCCGAACTTGAAAGCCTCAAGGTCGAAGCCGCGTCCAAGGACGCCAAGCTCGCCGAACTGACCGCCGCCCTCGAAGTGGCCGTCAAGGAGTCCGAGTCCTTCAAGGCCCTCGTCGCCGAACACGAAGCCACCAAGGTCAGCGCCTCCAAGGAAGCCGCCAAGATCGTGGCCTCCGTCGGCGTGTCACCGGTCGAACTCAGCCCTGCGGATGGCAAGCCCACCGCCGAAGCCGTCGACCACCTCGCCACCTTCATGTCCCTGCCGGTCGGCAGCAAGGAGCGCAACGAATACTTCGCCGCTCACCGCAACGCCATCATCAAGGCCTGCATCTAATTTTCCCCTCAACCCTCACCCAATACTAACACACCATGGCTAATTCCATCGCTGTTGCTCCTAGCGTCCTCGCTGAGAGCGTCATCGCTTCCCTCAAGGGCAAGCTCCCGGCCCTCCGCGCCTTCTCGTCCGTCTTCACCGCTGCCGAGTCCGGCGCCGGCAAGACGGTCCAGGTTCCGCTGATCGGCACCTCCACCGCCACCGAGTTCTCCACCGGCGGCTACCTCACCCAGGACGACGCGACGATCACCGCCGCCAACGTCACCCTCAAGCACTTCAAGGTGTCGAGCCGCTTCTCGCCCCTCGACGTCAAGATGTATGGCGCCCAGTTCCTCTCGAACGCCTTCGTCCCGACCGCCTCCAACGCCCTCGCTGAAAAGTGCCTGGCTGAAATCGGCGCGCTCATCACGAACGCGAACTACAGCTCGAACGTCGACACCGGCGCTGGCCTGACCTACGCTGAAGTCGTGACCGCCAAGGGCGTGCTCGACGTCGCCAAGGCCGCTGAGCCCCGCGCGTTCATCCTGAACTCGGTCTACGCCAACAACCTCCTGGGCGACGCTACCATCATCGGTAACTCCGTCCTTGGTGCTGGCATCCTGACCTCCGGCCAGATCGGTACCCTCGCCGGTGCCGCTGTCTACCAGTGGTCCAGCCTCCCGACGAACAGCGAAAACCTCGCTGGCTTCGCCTGCGGCGCTGACGCTATCGCTGTCGCCTCGGCTCTCCCGATGTCCGAAATCCCGGGCTTCGAAGTCGCCAACGCTGTCGACGCCGACACCGGCCTCGGCGTCCAGGTCCTCATGGGCCAGGAACAGAGCGGCTACTACAACGTCACCGCCACGCTGCTCTTCGGTGCCGCTGTCGGTCGCGCGACCTCCCTGCACCGCCTCAAGACCGCCTAATAGCGGCCACAGGCTCGAACGAGACCCCCAGCAATGGGGGTCTTTTTTTGTCCCCCTACCAATCCGGGCAAGTATAGGATGAGCCTCTACGGAACCGAGTTTCTCAATGACGCCAAAGAGATGGTGGCGGACTTCGGCGTGGCCGGGTCGGCCAACTCTGGGGCCATCACCTTCTCCTGCCTCATCTCCGACCCCGCCGTCTCGACCGTGCTCGAAGCAGGTGGGTATATGGAGCGGACCCAGTACTCGGTCAGGCTCCCCGCTGTAACGGCCTCCTGGAGCCAGCCAGACGGGTCTATGGGGGCATCGGCGGCCCTACTGTCGGCAGGGGTGCCCATCGCCTCCCTCGCCCAGGGCAAGAAAATCGTGGCCGGCGGGAAGACCGTCCGCATCACGACCCAGACCTACAAGCCCGGGTCGGCATGGATCACGCTCGTCGTCATCGACGATAACCAGTAACAAGGCCGTGGTGTCGGTCAGCATCAGTCCGAAGTCTCAGGCTGAGTTCATCGCGGCCCTGCGTCAGTTTGCGGCCAACACCGGGCAGACGATGCGGGACGCGGCGCTGGAACAAGCCGCCCTTGCCTGCCAAGACGCGGCGACCTTTACCCCTCCGCTGCCGAAAGGTGGAGGCCGTGGGCTATCCAAGGCGGCCCAAGTGGCGGGCGACAACGCCGTGGCTGGGGACATCAAGAAGATGTTCGTCGCGGCCAACGACCGTAACTCCAACTCCGCTGCTGCCCTCCTGACCAATCAGCTGGCCTACGCCACTAAGACCAACGACATCGGCCTGTTTAACAAGGTCATCGGCAAGGGCTCGCTCCAGACCCTGAAGAACCTCCCGCCCATCATGCGCAAGATCGCGAACGACCGCGACTATGACCGGGCGTTCAAGAAGGCTAAGAACTACTTTAACACGACCAACCCTGTCATGACCGACTACGGCCAAGGGTTTGTCCAGGAGCTGCGTCCTCCGCATAACCGCATCAAGGGCAAGTTTGGCGGCCGCATCGGCAAGTCCGTCCGCCCGGTCAAACTCAAGATGCTCGTCGAGTCTAAGTCCGACCTCGACCAATACATCCGCGACCGCCAAGCCATGGTCGGCATGATCAAGGCGGGCTGGGCCTCGGCCCTTCGCTCCCTGCCTAAGCCCGTCATCAACGGCGTCCCCAAGGACTTCGGCGTCAAACTTCTCAGCGTAGCCTGGATTAACAGGCACAACCAGGTGCGCGGGACGAACAAACTCACGGCCAACGAGAAGGTCGTCGAGCTGAGCGTGACCAATACCCAGGGCAACGTGAACGGCATCGCCACCGATGCGGACGTGCTCGGCCTCGTCTACGCCAACCGCGTCAAGCAGATGAAGGCCCGCTTTGAGCGCCACATAAACAGCACCATCCAGCGAGCCAACCGCCGCTGACCACTTATGGGAACCAAATCCATCCGCCACATCGTAGAGGCCACCTTGGCCACCTACCTATCCACCCAGACCGGGCTGACCACCGTGGCCTTCCTGACGGGCGACAGCGCCGCGACCCAGACCCTGCCCAAGGCCGTGGTCCTATGCGAGTCCGCCCGCAACCCTGCCGACCTCCCCGAGGGCGCCGGCAACTTCAGCTGCTCTGTCCGCATCACCCTCTTCTCGAACGCCGACGATACGACCCTCGCCGATCACCGTGCCCGCTGCGCCGCCCTGTCCGGCAATATGCGCGACCTGACGTCCATCAAGGCGGCCTTCGTCACATCGACCGACGCGGCCTGTTACGACGTCACGATGCAGTCCGAAGACGAAGGTATCGACGAGCGCTCCTGGGCGACTTCCTTCGCCTTTGACGTGCTGGTGGTCCTGCCCGCCTGAGCCAATTCCAAAGCCTGCAATTACAAAGCCTAACCCGCTAAAAATTTTTTACCCTCCATGTGCGCCGCCATCTCCAACGGAACGACCTGCTTGTACGCAATTTCTGGCACTGTCAGTAATTTGTTCGTGCAGAGCTATAGCCTCTCGTCCTCCTTCAACGCGGACGCCACGGTGGTCGACGAGACGGGCATCACCAAGACCCACCGCTTGGACGACAGAAAAAGTGAGATTACTATCGAGGGTATCGCAAAAACGTCGAGTATCCCTGTGCTCGGCGCCGCCCTTTCCTTCACGGTGAACACCGCCTCCGCCTACCCGGCTGGCTCGGCCTCCGCGTCCTTTGTCGGGACCATCACCAAGGTCGACGACAAGGGCTCGAATAAGGGCTTCACCGCCGTCACAATCACGGCGATTGACTACGAAGGCATCACGCCTGCGTAATTGACACCCCCGAAAGGGGGACAGTCTAGAGGACAGTGGACCGTCGCTTCCTCAATGCCCACATCGACCCAGCTCCCTTCAAGGTTCTGGGTCGAACTCTTTACCCCTGGTGCTTGAAGTACCGGGTGCGTCTGATGGCCTTCGACTCCCCGCTGGTCACCGGCTCCCGCGGCATCACCCCTGCGGACCTAATCTTCGCCTGCCAAGTATGCGCCGAGGAACCCCTGGGCGGAGCCATCGGCTGGGTCGACAAGCTGCGCATCCTAAGCCTTCAGCGTAACCCCGCCAAGTTTGAGCGCCTGCTGGAAGCCTTCGCCGGCTACATCCTTGTCCAAGACTGGCCGAAGTTCTGGGAGCAGACCAAGACTAAGTCAGGGGGCGGCGACAAGGGGGTGCCTTGGCCGTTGTCCATCGTCGCCAACCTGATTGCGTCGGGCATCCCAGAGCAGCGGGCTTGGGAGATGCCGGAGTGTCAGGCTATCTGGCTCAACTCCGCCCTGGCTATCCGCAAGGGTGCGGACGTGGCGATCATGTCGCCCGAGGAGGAAGCCTTCATGGCCGAGGAGGAAGCCAAGGAGGCCGCAGCCGCGGCTGCTTCCAATCCTGCAAAGGAAAGCACCCCCTGACATGGCCCAAGACCTGACAGTCAACATCAAGACCACCTCCGATGTCCCGCAGGCGATGGACAAGGCCAAGTCGGCGACAGTGTCCTTCTCCAAGCAGGTCGAGGACATCCAGAAAAAGTTCAGCACGGCGTTCAAGGACATCTTCCTCGGATTTACCGCCCCGATGATCCTTCTACAGG